TACAGATATATAATCAGTATATCTCCAGTTATCATCGACTGAAATTGATGTGCCATTTGTGTTAATATACCCGACATTATTAGCCTGGTCATAGAGGTTAACTAAGTCTTGAGTATCTTTTTGCATTATAGGACATAATAGAGCAAATCCATCATCTGAAAAATTACTTGGATTAAATAACATATAATCCACATCAGATGAAAACTGTCCAATGTTTATTTCTTCTGTTTTATCTTTTTGTATATAATTAGATTTCACATCAATGGTTACACCACCAAACAAATCGGTTACATCGTCCATCCATGCAAATTCGTATCGCTGATTTAGGTCTGATTTTTCAAACTCTACTTCAGATTGGAAATAAGATGATAGCTTCTTATTAAATTGGTCTGTAAGTTTAGTAAAATCAAGCTGATAGCTTGACCTACTAGAATAGCTTCCACCATTCATAAAGAAGTATACGTGCTCTATTTTGAATTTATTGTCTTCAATATACCAATAACATCTAAAGCAATCACGCAACATTTTCATAAGCTCTTCGAGTGAAGTTTCAGCTTTCTGAGCAGGCTGGTCATAATCACCTTTTAATATATTGGTTTTTTGTGTAATATACACATAAAATCTTGCTAATCCTAGTGGATTAGTTGTGCCATATAAAAATTGGCTATATTCTGCAGTTGGCTCATGTGATAATGTAGGGTCTATTTTCTTGAGAATAGCCTTTATGGCCGCGCCAATAGAATAACTATCTTTTAATACATACTGTTTTCTTAATTTTTCTTCAAAATATTCATAAAAACTATCATATACATACCACAGTGAAGCATTTGCCCATGAGTTTCTACTAATAGGCAATGGCCTACCAATTCCCGTGCTACTAGGAATAAACTGGTTAGTAAAATACTGTCCGTAATCATTTAGACCATATTTTGTTGGCTCATCTACTGCTCTAGAAGTACAGAAAAACATTCCGCCTGTTAAGCCAATACACTTTTTATAGTTTCTATTATCAGTAACAAAATCATCAGACGGCAAATTATATGTATTCTTTGTGCCTTCGGAGTCTGTTACCGTATCTACATCGCATAATAACCGCTGATATATATGATATAAGAATGGGCTTTCTATAGTAAATTTATCAGAAGGATTACTTACGTTTACCATTTCTATATTCTCGCGTCCTATATAGCAATTACCAGCATTTGTAAACATCCACTGTTTTACAGATTGATAAAGTACTGCGCCATCGCTATTACGTTTAATATAGATATAAGCCTTTGTCATCGGGGTATCTGTTCCCATATAACAAGTATAACCATTCCAACAACTCCAATATCCATTTGTACCAGCATATACCCCATTAACATCAGAAATACCAGCTCCTCTTACATAAAATTCATTTCCTGCTTTTATATAAGAAAAGTAGTATTTATTTACCAAGGTATCATGGTCATCAATAGCTTCATTCACATCATCTTCCCAGTATATGCCACCGAAGAAATTAGATATAGAATTGGCCCCGCTGATATACACCTGCATAAGAGAGCGTTTATGCAGGTTTATTTTAGATATTTCAGGAGCAAGCTTTATAAGGTCATAAGTATTTTCATACTTGTTCATAACCTCAGTATATCCATCTACAGCTGTAGTTTTAAGTTCACATTTCTTCTTATCATGGTCAAATTTACAATCAGTCTTACTAAATTCGCCTCTGTAATATTCAACCCATTTTTTGGAAGTATTATTATATTTATCTACTATAAAAATAAGTTGGTCTTCTATGTTTGATTGGCTTATTATTTCATAATCACTACCAAATAAGTTTATTTTTCCATCTAACGAAATGCGGAAAAATTCTTGACCACTTTCTTTTGCGTATTTCTTATTAAGCTCTTTGTAATGAGGTCTTACTTCTACTTTATCACCGTTATTCTTTGATATATAGAATTTATATTTCGGAGGTATCATATCTTTTAGTTTTTAATTATGCGTTTAACATTTCTATGTTGCATTATAACAGTTCCATCTGGCATAGTATAATACCTTGTTTCATTCTGCTTTCTAATGCTTCGTACGTCATCCTCAATTTTAGAGAGGTCCATACTATTATTAGAATTAAGAGAAATATTTAGCTTATCAGAATTACCAAATGCATTTAAATACTTATCTTCGAATGTTCCTTTGTTGAAGCTATCTATTACATCTGGTAGTATCTTACGATATTTTCTTGTTCTTTGCTTATTAATGATAGCAAGAGCTTCACCGCCTTCAGCTTTCATACGGCGCTTCTTTTTATTCTCTACACCCAAATCGATGTCATTACCTGATGCGTGAGAACCTCCTTCCAAGAACTCAAGACCACCTTCACCATATTCTTCTGATTGACTTGCGGTTACCTGCTTAGCTTTAACTTTCGCAACAGCAAATGAGGTCCACATCGTAGCAATAGCAGCCAATGCAAGGGCTGGGCCGACGATAGGTATTGAAGAGAATGAGCTCCATAAATTAGCAGAAGCAGTAATAAGTGAAGATGCTTGAATTACAGTATTAAGATTTTCTTGACGCTTTTGGGCAGCAGCAAGCATTTTCTGTTTTTCTTGCTGATTTTTCTTTTCTTGTTCAAGTTCTTTTTTAGCTGTTGCTACATTGTTAGCATATCCATTATTTCTTGCTTCTACTTCTGCATCGTAAGCTTTTTGTGCAGCCTCTACTCGAGCTTCAGCTGCTTCTACAGCTTGTTCAGCCAATTCAACTTCAGCATCCATAATGGATTGAAGCTGTTCTATTACTATATTTACAGCATCTTTTAGAGCATCAATCTGGTCATCATCAAAGCCAAGTTTCTCAAGCAAAGTACCGCCTAAACCTTTTTTACCGATGTTTTTAATAAAGTCATCAAGCTCTGATAATTCACGGTCGATGCCTTTAACCGTGGCTTTAGCAGCATCAATCTGAGCTTGACTCCAATCTAGTCCACCAGCTTCTGCTAAACGTATTTGTTCTTGCCATCTAGCTTTTTCTTGTTCAAGCTTAAATCGGGTTATCTCAGTTTCGCTGCGCTTAACTTCATTAAATACAGCTTCATCAAGAGCTTGTTGTTCATCGAAGCTTGACATATTAAAACTACCAACAGTAATAGCCTTTTGTTTATCAAAAGATGCATTTATAGCGCTTGTAGGTTGTCTTTTAGCTTCTGGTAACTGAGCATTCTTAAGTAATGCTATTTGTCTTTCTACATCTAATCGCTTTAATGAATTGCTGAGTTCCTCATAAGAACCTTTTTTTGATACTTCACCTTCTAATTCTAACAACTCTAATAGCTGTTCAGCTTTTTGTATTTCTACATCTATATTGAGCAAATCTAGACTTAGAGTTAAGCCTTTTTGCTTGTTCTTTATAGCATTTTCTATATCATCTAGTGCTTTGATAGCTGTTTCTTTTTGGCTTTCTGTAAGCTTTTTATATTTTTCGTCTTGACCATTCAGTATTTTTTGGATTCTAGAATATTTATCGTTTAAATCAGCTATTTCTTGATTGAATGACGCAAAGGCTTCAGCTCTGCGCTTCTTATTTTCATCCCTCTCAATCTCTGTACGGCTCTTTTGATATGCTTTTTCGGCTGCTAATGCCAGGTTATTTAGGCGGTCATCAGCGTCTCTTGGTGTACGACCTCCTTTATCTTTTTTGTGAGATTCTTCTAAGCCAATTTCTTTAAATAGATCATCTGCTTGGTCTTCATAAAATTTCCATACATTGAAATAGCTTTCAACTTCTTTTTTAAGATCATCTGCATCTTTTTGTAAACTTTCTACATTTCTCTGCCTCTGCTTTTTTAATCTAGTTTCAAGTGACAAATCAGAGTCTGGTCCAGAAATGCCGCCCCATAAAGCTTTAAAGTAATTTATAGTTTTGTCGAAAAAGCCGTACTCACGCACTTTTTCAAGTTCAGCTTTATTTTCTGCAACTAATAGTTTTTGGTATTGCTGGGACACAACATTCAGCGCAGCTTCTGCTTTAGCTCTTGCTTTATATGCGGCCACTACAGATTCAGTATTATCTACAAAAGCATTATTGGCGTCATTTATACTATCAATGGTGATGCCTAATTTACTGAACTCTTTTTCATTATCTTTAATCCACTGTGTTTGTGCTTTTATATTATCCCCTAAATCTTTCCAATTTTCAGATAATCTTCTTAATACTGCTATCTGCTGGCCATAAGACCCTGTAGACCCTTTTCCTAGCTCATCATTTAAGTCCTCTAAAGCATCTTCAAAAGATTTAGCTGCATCTCTACCTGCTAACGTTTTATCAATCCATGCGATAATTTCTTTACCGTACATAGAAAATACGGTAAGTAATACAACCAAAGCGGTATTCCAGCTAAATAGTGATTTTACAACAGACTTTGTTACACTTATTTGCTCTTTTCCTTCAGCAGCCAATAATTCATTCTGCTTTCTTAGTCTGTTAATTTCATCAACTACCATAGGTATATTATTTGATATACCTAAGAAGAATGTATTAAGCGATACAGCTGCAGCAGGTAATTCTCGTACTACTTGAGAAATAGAAATGCCTAAGCCATCCCATGTTTTTTGGTAATGACCTACAGACAATCTATAATTACCTGTCGCTTCTTGCAATTTTATCATTTGCTGATAAATTTCATTTGTTTCAGCTTCAAGCTTTTTACCAGAGTCAGCAGCTTCTCTCTCAGCTGCAGACATCTGATTAAGTCGTATTTTATTTAATGCATATTGAGCTGAAAGTCTATTATAAGAACCTTCTGCAGAATTAGCAATTGTAGCCTGTAATTGAGCAATCTGATTTGCTTCTCGTATTTGAGTTGAATAAAGTTTAAGCTGCTGATTTTCTTCTGACTGAGCATAGGCAAGTTTCTCTTGAGCCTGAGCTAATGGGTCTACTGTAGCTTTCTGCTGTTTTCTAGCAGAAGTAAGCTCAGCAATCTTAGCTTTCAATTCAAGTAATCTTTTACCTTCATCTGACTGTAAATAAGCTAATCTTTGCTCTGCCTTTTCTACTTCAGACAGAGTTTGGATATGAGGCTTCATTTGGTCATCAAGGGCCTTAATCTGATTTTTCAAATTAAGAATATCATTGAGTAGCTGTTGCCCCATTTCGCTATCTGCTCTTTCAGCCGCAGTTAAAGACTTATATAGCTCAACTGTTTGCTTTAGGTCAGACTTAAGACGGTCATAAGAAGATATAGCTTGCTGGATATAACGCTGCTGTTCTACAGTTGCTCTATTAGCATCTGAAGTTTGTGCTTTAAGCCAAGCAATCTGTTTACCTGTATCAGATAAAGCTAATTTAAGCTCATTCTGAGCTCTCTCAAGCCTTGACGTAGATGCTGTTGCTTCATCAATAGCTTTACGTCCTTCACTTGTAGCTCCACTAGCAGATTTAAGAGAATGCACAATCCTATCTGCACCTGCTCTGATAGCATTTACCATTGTCTCGTATGACTGATTGAGCTCGCCAAGTTGCTTGACAAGTTTTTCAATCGAGTCATCCGGCTCAATTATATCACTATATTTTATCTTATCGTCTTCAGCCATAATTATTTCCTTTTATGCCGTTTAACACTCTTGCTTTCTGCTTCTAATTGCTGTTTTATATTATCAACAGCATTATAGAATTGAAGTACTGTCATCTTTTTAGCATCCATGCTTGTTTTTTGAGCTATCAAAAGACAAGTACTTTCAAATTGCTTATCATATTTTATCTCAACAGACTCACTTCCTATATATGATTTTGGAGAATGCATATTAAGCATTATCATATCTATAGTTTCTATCTGTTCAGAGTTATCTGTGTCATTTATCATAGAGTCCAACACAAGAAGTGTTCTTTGCTTTAACTTATCGTATGCATCTTTTTCCTTTGGATTTACAAAATCTCCTGGAAAGTACATTTCAAGTTCGGTGGTTACTTTTTTTTTAAGCCAAGTCAAAAAGTCTATAATCTTTGAATGCTTTATTTCTTTAAGCCTGGCCAATATATTTTTAAGTCCATCATCTGACAAATCATTAACTTCTTCACCGTCTATGCTATGAATAAGAGCTGCAAAAGCTAAATACTTTGGAGATATTTCGCTGTTTACCATATACATATTTTGCCTCATGTTTTGCAGTTCTTGCAAAGCTTTTTTGGCATTATTACTTTTAATGAATTTGGCAACACGAGTTATATGAGCATCAATATCATCTGCGTCTGAGCCAATTCCAGAGTCTATAAGCAAATACTTATTGTACTTCTGAAAATTTACAATAGGCATTTCATCTATGCTGTCATATACCCGTACGACTTTTTTATTTACTATCAGGTTTTTCATATTAAAATTCGCGTTATAGGGGTTGATATGATAGGAATAAGTATAATACTCATCTCGTTAAAGAAAATAGCGAGAATGATAGCGAGAATAAGCGACGTCCAAAAGCTTAAGCAAAAGTCACAATCGAATAATTGAGAAATAAGCTTAGGAGCTCTGGTGATTATCTCATCGCGCACACCGAGTTTTCCAATTAGCAAAATAGCAAATGCTGCTGCTAAGGCTATATATATTAAAGCCGAAAGCATTGTTATAAAATATACCGTTGACATAATTCTCTAGTTGTTAAAGTAAATTCAATTCGTATTCCTGCATAAGGGTACATAAAGAATTGTTTATCGATATCTTGTATACCTTCTCCTTTATAAGTATAGTTATTATAGATTTTCTCTATTGAATAACCTTTGTATATATTTTCAAAGCGCTCATATATATCATTGATAACAAGTTTACCTGTAGTTGTAATAATGCCAGGTGTCGTCAGTACTCGTATTATTTCATCTTTAATTTCTTCAGTGTGAAGCACAGTTTCATCATCATAGATACTGCTTAAATCATACCAAAATATAATGGCCCCGCTGAAAGTATACTGGGGTAAAGATTGCACTACTTGAGTGATTTTTTGCGGGTCATATATATCAAACCATGAAAAATTACCAAAGTTGTCATTGGGCAAAAGTGATACATATTCTCCATTACCGTTGTATGACGCTGGATATATGAATTTATTGCCATCAGGCCTATGCTCTACGAGTTTGTAAGCTCTTCCAAATGCATAATTAAGCCACTTAAGCTTTTCCATAAGCGATTTTTGCATATCCTGCAATATCTTATCAAGTAACACAGGATTATCCTTATATCTTATTTGTACAGAACTTTCTTTCATTGTCTTATAGCTCTTTTTAACCGTTTAACAAGCTCTTTTCTTATATGGGAGCGGATTATTCTTGTAAAGTTTTTATCTGTCAACCTGAATATCTCTTCCCCATATTTTTTAACAAGGTCTTGAGTTTTTTCATCACTCGCCGTTATATAAAATCCTTCTGAGTCAAATACTACATACATTGACTCATGAAAAGCTCCAGTATCTCTTAAGGTAACTCGAGTTGTCGGTTGACCTTTTCTCTTTTTGTTTTGTATAGTTTTAGGTGCATAAGGCATATAATCCATAATCTTTTCGCCTCGGCCATTGATACCTCTGCGATACAACTGGTCATCTGCTATTGCAGATACTATCACATCCTCTTTATCACGGACAATATCTTCCAATAGCATAGGCAAGCTATCTTTGAATGCTCTCAAGCGATATTCAAGATTGCGAAGTGTTGCATTATACCTTTTTACAGCCATACTATACAGTTCTATATTTTATACCATTGTTTTTGCAAGGAAGACAAACTCTGTCCATTCCTTCAGTACTAAGCTTAATTGCCTTAAATGCCATATCGAGTTGATAGCTTAGGCCTGATTTTTTCATAGAAGAAGAGTCGCCATCTACTTCATATAGAATATCAAGCCTAGAAGCATTTATTGAATGCCTGTTTGTCCTTACGTTAGAGTTATATGCAAATTCACGTAACATATCTACGGCTACCTGCTTAGCTATGACATCTTGAAACATCATTCTCTGCTCAACTATAAAGTCTGTAATATCACAGCTTACAGTAACTTCTAAGTTTAATCCGTAGTTATTATCATAGGTATATTGATTGTTTTCAACGTCCCACAAATGTAAGCTTTCGTCTTCTATACTTATAAGTTCTTCATTTACGAAGAATGGATGAATTTCAAGATATTTAGACCATGCCATCCAAGCAAGTAATTCTCTACGCGAGCATGAGCCACAGGGCTCTTTTGACCAGTCTTTATCTTTTCTGATAGCTTGGCTTCCCTCTGGAAGTTCAGACTGAAAATAGCATAAATACCAACTTCCTCCTGCATCATTATCTTCACTTTGATATGGCAAATAGAGGTCATCGACTGTAAACCATTCAGCACTATTATCTCGTATCTTATTAAGCTTTATAATCTTTACTGGAGCATCCATACTTGAATGCATAAGATACAAAATATATTCTCCAGCCTTAGTAAACTGAAGGCATATTTTATTTATTTTTGTGGTTACACCTTTTGCTCTTACTGGTACAATTTCAAAGCCAACTAGGTTTTTCTTATTCTTTACAGTATCTACTAATCTACCTGTTCCATCAAACAAAGTACGACTTTCGCATAATGGCTTGTTTGTTCCTTCTACCGTTTTTTCATTGCAGTATCTAGCAATAGCCTTTTGAATGCTTGCTTTTGTTTTGCTCTCAAGCCATTCAGAAAATAAATTGGTTTCAACCCAATACTCAGACTCAATATCGGGCTGTTTTCCTTGTGCTTTTTGAAGCGCTTTATATTGTGTTCCTTGATAATCAACTACATTGCCTTTGCTATATTCCTTTTCAGAATTGTATTCTGGAAAAGTGATATTCTTAAAGTCCGGAGCAATACATGACATATTCTGCAAAGTCAGCAAAGGATGAATTTGTTGAAAATATAAGCCACTTTCACTCACGGTTAAAGCATCAGATATTTTTAAGTCTGATGTATCATAATTCTGCTCCCATCCAATAAGGTGTAACAGTTTTTCTTGTATATCGTTGGCTCTAACCATAATTCTTAATTTTTAATGAAAAAATAGGAGGCCACTATCGCCTAGTGGCTCAGTGTGCCTCCTACCAAAGCTAATAACAACTCAAAGATTTGCTATTTACCCAATAGCGAAATCATTGCTGAAATCACTATTGAATGACCTTTAAGCGCCAGCAGCTGCTACGGTTTTAACAACATCGACAGGTGTTGCATATACAGCATCTTCGCTAGAAACATTAAATGAAAGAATAGGACTAGGCAAAGTAGCTCTATTGCTGTTATAAGCAGTGATAAACGCTACATCAACTGCAAATCCGTAATGTTCCTTACGAGTACGTGTCATATCAGTGGTAGCAGCTCCTGCAATAGCGCTATAGTCTCCTACAGAGTCGTAGAAGTACGTACCAACAGGCATATTAATAACAGGATAAGTAGCAATACCCCACTCATGGCCATCACCTGAAACAGTTCCAAGCAAGCAATCACGTTCATAGCGTAACAGCATTCCGAGTGAACCTGCATTCACTGCGTAACCCTGTGCATATTTACCGCTAGCTGCTGCAATATTATTTGTTAAATGAACAATCTTATTACCAAACTCATTCTGCTTGTTTACATCATTGTACAAGCCATGCTGCTGCAATTTGCGCATAATACTTTCAACTCCAGGGTCACCGATGATATGCAACTGGCCATAGAAGTCATTTGCTCCCATAAGTACCTCAAGGTCGCCAAATACGTTCTCACGCTCTGTCCACTTCGCATTCAATGCCTTAGTTGAAAAATCATACAACAGCTTGTTCTTAAGAACCTGAGTTTTATCTGCAGCCAAAATAGCCAAAGCAGCTTCATCGAGTTTCTTTGCGACAGCGTATGCATACTTCATCAACTTAGTGTCAAAGTCGCGCTGAATACCAATTTCGTTGTTCATGTACATTGCCGGAGCAATAGTAAAGCCCCATGAATAGGTAGCAAACGTGATGTCAACAAATCGAGAAGTGTTTTCGCTATCAGCAATTGTCAAAGAGCGAGTATTACCAATAGTAACATCTGCGTCATAGTCAATTACTGGAGTTTGAAGAGTGGTACCGATAGAAGTACGGGCCTTCTCTTTCAACTCAGGGGTTAAAATACCTGTAGGGTCATTCGACTGCACCATAAAAGCATCGAGCGCACCGTACCTACTTGCACGATACTCATACTTATCCAATCTGGAATTAGCAAGAGTGTTCTGAATACGAGTTAATACTAAGCTCATAATTTTTAGTTTTTAATTTGTTAAACATTTTGCTATATGGTGCATTACCCTTTTACGCCTAATAGCATTTTTTAATTTCTCTTCTTTTTAGGATGTGCCTTTTTATCTTATTGGCAAAGTTGCCACGTTGTTTTCGTTTCTTATTTCTGTAAGCTTTTCTCCAAACTCTGAAGAGTCACGGGTTAAGCCGTTTGCAAGAAGATGAGCTTCAATTACTTTGTCTGCTTCAAGCTGAGTTCTTACTCCAGTCAAATCAAGTGTTCCTCCTTGACCGCCTTGTCCCTGAAAGCCTCCTGTACCGCCACCTGTTTGTTTGCGACCTGTATCGATTACATCTTTCAAAGACGTTTCCATAACAAGCTCAGAAATAGTATAAGGATTAAGATTGTTTTTCGGGTTGTTAAGGATATTTCCATCAGCTCCTCGAATAACAAGTTTCTTACCTCCTTGACCATCTTCTACAAAATCAGGTGTACCTTTTGCCAAAATTTCAGCTTTTGCTGCATTAAGCAGTGTTTTCTGAATAGGCTCAGTAATACCAGCTTTGAACTTAAGGCCTGTAGTAGCAGCTTGAAAAGCATAATCTACGTGTACATCTTTCAGTTGCTTGTTAAATTCAGCTTCTTTTGTTTTGTAATTATCTTGCTCAGTTTTAAGCTTAGATTGAAGCTGAGTAACTTGAGCTTTAGCATCTTTAAGCTGCTGAGTAAGCTCCTCATTTCCTGCATTTTTCTCGAGCTTTGTCTGCAACTCGGTTACTTTAGCATTAGCTGCATCGAGCTCTGCTTGTACTGTTTTTACAGAATCAGCTTTTGTTTTATATTCACCGAGTACGCGCTTAGCGTAATCATAGCTCTTTTCACCATCTCTTTTTTTTACTCCAGTAACATTGAAAATATCAGTATCATATTGCCCATGCAAAGCACCAATTTTAGTACCAATTACCGTATTTTCATCATTTTTTGACATTTCAGCAATTGCTGTAAGCTGAGCATCAGAGAGACCAGCTAATGCTGAATTTTGTCGTAGCATCTCAATTGTTAACATAGCTTTGATATTTTAAGTTTTTTAATTTTCTTTTGCGACAAAATCTTTTGCCTCTCCGTACGGGTCATGCAATACTTTCATTATAGAATAGCCGAGACCTTTGAAATTCTTTTTGAAAAGTTGCCACTCAGCAAATGTAAATAACTGAGTACACGGCTTGCTTTCTTCTTTTCCTGTCATAGGATTAAAGCGGCGACCTTTTACAATCGACAGATGTACAAGCTTTTCAGTACCAGCTTTTGGCTCATATTCACCATTGCTAGTAGATGAAGTTTTTTCTTCTAGAACATCCTCAATATCTACAATATAAAGAGCTGTAGCATCAAGGTCTTCTTGCATTGCTTCTGTCCACCTCTTATCTTTGCTTGATTTAAGCTTCTGGAGGTCAGCTTGATGGGCTTTAGCTATAGCATGAGCCTGCTTAAGTGCGTCAACAGTGCTATTCTGCAGTTCCTGTAGTGTCATTTTCTGTAACATACTCTAAAAGTTTATTTGTTATTATATCAATTTTTTCTCTTAATGGCTTATTTGAAGCAAACTCAATTATGTTAATGTTTTCACGTTCAAATTTGTCGACTAAAGTACTAAAATTTATTTTAAGCTTTACCAAATTTTCATTTAATAACTCTTTTTCATACAATTTTAACACTTCATCCAGCGTTTTATGTGGATATGGTTCCAATTGCTTTAAGATGAGCATTCTCTGAAGTACCAAAGGATTATTGCGATACTCAACCTCAAGAATTTGTTGCGATATAGCATCTAGTTCTGAGTTAGACGCACCATTCTCCTTCGCTTGTTTGTACTTAGAATATAGCTCTGTTACTGTGAAAACGTAAAACTCTGTACCCCAGTTTACAGAAGATGATATGAAAGCACCTCCATACCTGAGTTTGCAAACAGTATCTTCGACAAATTTCTGTGCCAATTCAAAGTTGGTCTTTAAGGCATTGAGAACTGAGGTTTTGCTTTCAAAATTAGCAGTTACCTGAGTTTCATTGATGGCTTCTTTTTCACTTACAGTACCACCTGAACCAACAACAGAAATTACAATTTCATTTTTAAGCCTTGCGCACTCATTGACATTATAATCAAGTGAGTCTTTATCGATAGTAGTTATCTGAACAGGATTACGCATATCTGCGACACCTTCAGATTGATTTGGTATAGGAACTTCTAAGAATGAACCAGGACCAGCTATGCGCTTTTCGCTACAGCAAGGACACTTTTCAACTGTTCCATCATTGAGAATTTTATACTCGCCTTTTGCATTGCGTAGAAAACCTCCGTCGCAGTAATCACCAGTCTCATTATTCTCAAAATTACAATCGGCTTCATACGCACTATATATAGGATAAGGCGCATACAAGTCTAAATGCTGCTTCGAAATAGAGAAGAACAAATACCAATCAAGATTTGACAGCTCTTTTGTAATTGGATTTTTCTTAAGGTCTTTATTTTTCTCATTGAGTTGTGTTGACCAAAAGAACCGAGCTGGGCAATATCCTAAATCGTGCTTTGCCTCTGAAATAAGTGACTGAATTTCATTTTTCTCATTCAGTTGATATACTCTTATAGAAGTATCATCAAATACAGCTATTCGATGTTCCGGCTGTTTGAAAATAAGCCACTCAAACTGATTTTCATCAAGTCTAAAAGTCTGGTAATCAATTACGGCATCAATCTCAAGCCAATAAAAATACGGTTCTGGGCGCAAAGATGTTTGTACTTGAGGAAGGTCTACTACCAAAATACTATTTGGCGATACCTGCATTCTCTTCCATCCGGTTGTCTTCCACACCTCTGGCTCATTGAGGTTATTCTTTTTATACTGAGACCAGTCTTCTGCAAGCTCAGAATCAGTAAACTGATATGAGCTTGATGAGTTACGACTATAGAAAACTCTTTCGAGTTCTCTATAGACGTCCTCAACTACAGCAGGTGTAGGCAACGGAAATTTGAACAGATGAAGGAATATGTTGAATTTATCCTTCGGAAGCAGATGCTTTACCCAATCTAAGAATATGGTAGTAGGTTGGTTAATATCAGATACAGCAATATTCGTCTCAGTATGGAACCTAAGACGACGCTGCATGTTTACAGCTTTCTGAATAGTCTGACGTTTAGTCGGCTTTTGCAGAATTTGCTTTATCTGATTTAACTCTAAGGCCATTTTCTTCGTCGTAATAATAATTGCTATCCTGAGGTAATTCCCATCCACCATTTATGGCCGTGCCCATATCAAGCAGGCGTTCGGCATGCTGAATGCCAAACTCCTGCCTCATATTGTATTTAGGCACAACCAACGTTACTGTTTGTTCTTTTTTCTTTCTCATAACTGAAAGTTTTAAGCTCCAGCAGAAGCGGCATTAACCCAATCAGTAAGCGGGTTAAAGTCCAAAGTTTCACGCTTGATAATGCAGAATTTATCACTCCAATTAGGAACGAAAGACCAACTAATAGCATTGCTATCAGGCTCTTCATATCCGCCAAGTGACTTATCTCCTACAAAGAAACTGTAGATAGGAATAGGCATGTACTTAGTAGGTTTATCCATATCATCTACCAAACAGCCGATATTGCCATTTTCATCAATCAGCCAAACACCGATGTTTTCGCATTGATACTGCTTCATCTGTGCAATAACTTTTTGGTTTTCCTGATAAATTACACCGGTAAAGTTTGTCGGCTCACGGCCAATTGTAATAGGAATACCTCCAAGCGTCTGGTTTCCACCACCGAATGTACGAGCTGCTCCAGGTTCTGTAGCAGGACTCTGAATATAAGGCGACACTGTCATCTTAGTACCATTGGCTGCAGAAAACAAAGTGGCAAACGATGCTTTCTTAGTCGGGTCTGCGACAGAGTTCAACTCTCCAGCAGTCTTATAGATACGCTGGAATGCAACTTTTTGAATTTGCCCCATACTTTCCTTGCATTCCTCAATTGTGAGGTCCGCAATATGTGCGCCAAGAGGGCATCCACAATTTAATCCCATTGTTCTTTATATTTTTAATGTTAATACTACCGAGCAGCTACCCTTAACTAGCATCGAATTACCTGTATTGTTCAGAAATAAACTTCTTCACTGTGCAAATATACTAATAAAAATTGAAAGCTGTATACTTTTTGACAATTTTTAACTAAGTATTTTTATCGTCTCATTCTCGCACTATGTTCATTCAAGGCTTATGATTTAATCATTCATATATAATTAGAAGCCTAGAAATTACGAGAATAATGCGAGAATATGAATTTTAACTCAATTTCTCAATGATATTTTCTTCCTTCCAGCTTTTCTAAGTCTCATTTCAATTACGCCTGTAAGTGCATCTGGTGCATCATCATGAGCAGCCCTTCGCTTATTATCTTTACGATAAGTTGTAATAGCATTATAGAATTCACGCCATTTTTTATCCCAATTTTCTGGAAACGCTACATCTGAGTTAACAAGAGCTGAATTTGAAAAAATACGAGCAGCTTTATTTTTTGTCTGTGTAAAAGTATTTATGGCTGTTTTGAAATTATGCAAAGTAGCTCTTGTAATACGCTTTACATTTCTAGCAAACTGCCTACCACCATTATTGGACTCTATCAGACATTCTGTTATACTATTTTCTGTGAGCATTTTAGCCAACATTACTTCAGTTTTTTCCATGGGCAGTTGTGTGTATAGCACATCAATTACATATAGCATTTCTGGAGTATTTATAAAGCAAATTGCACATAAATAATCAGAGCCAGTATCAGCTGTATCAACGTAACACCATCTTTGATTAGCTTTAGAGCCTGATGGCAATTCTATATTTTGATATGTTCTAAACTCGTGATACATAAGGCCCTCAGTAGGAATTGGATTTTGCATATATTGGGTCTCAAATACTACTGGGTTAATCTCTCGTAGTTTATACAGTTCTTCAAGATTGTGCTTCATTGGCCAAAGAGCATGTTCTTCTCCTGTCTCAGGGTCTGTTTGTATAACTGGAAGTGATAAAACAGTCCATGTATCTGGCTCTATCTCTTGCAAATAGCCACAGAGGTCATGCTCATGTAATCTTTGCATTATAATAATGATAGGCGTTCTACGCGAGTTAACACGGTTACGTATTGTATTTTCGAAGCGTTGATTTATGCGCTCTCGTATAAGGTCAGATGCTGCATCATCGGCTTTCAGGGGGTCATCGATTACAATTGCGCCTTGAAATATATTGGTTTTAGCATCTATCATTTTAAGCATTTCATTCGTGTGGTCATCAAATACGAATACGTCGTTACCTCCGTCCATTTTATCTATCTCTGGGTCGGCATCTACATTTCCAGCACCAAAACCTGTTACTTGGCCTTGGGTTGATACGGCATAAAGCTCTCCGCCTGCTTTAGTTTTCCATCTCTTAGCTGAGCCTTTCTCAGACGCAAGAGTCGAATTGGGAAAAAGAGTCTTATAAAGCTCTTCTTGCATAATATTTCTGATTGTTTCAGAATTATCATTCACGAGTATATCTGAATAAGACAAGTGCAAAAATCGGCATCGCGGATTTAAGGCGAAGGCCCATGAGATAAATGATTTTATAACAACCTCAGTTTTAGAATAGCGTGGAGCGATATTGATAATCAATCTGGTAATTTTACCATCTACAACATCTTGTAATACTTCGAACATTTTCTTATGGTGCTCTGCTACTATAAATGAGCGTTTATATTGACATTTAAACATTAGTTTAGTATACTTTTCAAATGACGTAAGAGCCTCAAGACGTAACATTTCTACAGGATTTACAGTTCCGGGCTTTGTGGCATCTAATGCTGTTTCTTGCATTTCTTTAAGTGATTTGATTGCCATATTTCTATTATTTAATTAAAGTATCACGTATCAAAATATATGCTTCTCTTGACACCGGTTGATTTGGTATTATTCCAGTTTGCAGCTGCTGTCCTTCTGGGAGACTTAATTGCATAGGTCCTTTGCCGAATATTCTATCCCATAATTTTTCTATAGTTTCAATGTTACCTAGCTTTTCGTCTTCAATAAGGCGCTTAATTACAGTTTTTATTACAACCGGCACTTTTTTATTAGCCATTAAGGCTTGTAGCTGCGAGTGGTTACACGTTAATAAACAAGCCAATAAATTAGCCGTGTCCTGCTTTGTAAGCTGAACACTTAAATTGATATTAAGGCTAGTAAGAAGCTTTGTTATTTCAGGCTTTGATGCTCCTTGTAACTGAAGTGCTGAGCGTATAGCTGATGAATATGAGCCTTTGCCCGAGTCATGGCGTTCTGCTAACTCAGTTGCTTTAAGTGGCTCTACAGTCTGAGCCTCAAGTGCCTCAATAGCCTCAACTCGTTTTTGCTGTTCTACGATACGTTTAGCTTGAAACTCAGTTTGGCCATCTGGTATTTCTTCCACACCAAGCTCTTCTGCTAATGATTGACGTTTTTCTTGTTTAACTTGAAGATTTTTAAGCTTCCGCTTTTCAAGATATTTAATACGAGCCAATTCCTTTGCATCTTGTTTTGATTTGATGCGCGTGGCCTCTTGTTCTACAAGCTTAGATGTATCTGGGTTAGACATTCCAGGAACTATTGGGCGTGATGGCAGTATATCTGCTAATTTCTGTGCTATTTTATCTGTTTTCATATTGATTATTATACTTTTGTTGTTTATCTAATATAGTTTTACTTTTTTCTTCTAGTATTGTGTCTTTTTTTATTTGGTTTTGCAACTGCCTATATTCGGTCGCTTTTCTAAGGTCTGGTTCTACTGTTATTATATCATCTGTGTTATTAAATCTCCATACAGAGCCGTATGCTATTCTTCGCTGACCGTTACAGCACATATATATAGCGCTTGGATTGATTTTTGTAGATACCGAATTTACATATTCTCTTATAGAATCCCACTTTTTATAGAATTTATATGTATTTTCTGCTATCTTAGTATACTGATACACAGCCCTATGTGGATAACTACGTATAGTGTCTGTTCCTGATTTACGTATTGTGTCTGGTATTTCCCATTTTGCGGCATATCCTGGTATGACGGCTTTTTCTGCTACACATTTATTTAGACTATTTATTATATTATGCCCGTATGGTGCATAGGCACTATACTCGTCTATCAACTCATACATTTTTGAATATACATTTAACAAGCCGTTTGGTAGCGATAAAGCATTAAAAGGAATTTCTTCTGTTGTCACCGTTATGTATTTGCTTTCTACTATGGCTTTTACAAGGTCTGGATTATTTTTTGATAACCATGAAACATTATGAAAAGCATTGTATATAAGCCTATCTATTTTATTTTTTACAGAAATCGAATTAGTTTCTCCTGTCCAGCCAACATAGAATTTACTATCATATTCAAATTCTAGTATAAAATAAGCGCTTACAGAATCAATATTAGAGCCTTCTTGTAAGTCTACCAAGTACTTGTATTTACCTATTCGTATCATGTGTATATTTTTAATGTTTTTGCAAATATAGTCATAAAGGCTGATAAGTAAAAATTCTCGCAGACTAAAAATCAAAAATTAACATTTTTTATATTAGTGGATAATTAACATATTAATATCATACTTCACAAGTATTTAGGCATGTATCTTAATCAGTGAATAGAAAATTAAGCTCTTGTTTTTCGTGTTTCTACTTCACAAAATAAAACTAATTGAAAATCAATAATTTATTAAATTTAATTAGTGAATAGAAATCAAAGGGCATAGAAACAATCATCTTTAACTCTTCTATGAAGTCTTATACCGTTATATGTGATATATGATAAGCCTATCTATTCACATATCACTATTTCAAATCTATTTTATCTCTTCTATATATTTATTGTTTATATTGTTTATTAAGGCCTAATTTATTGAAAATCAATCAGTTATTGAGAAACTTCTCTTTGATTTTGCATGTTTATTTTGTTTCTTTGAAAATTATTTCTGAGCACTCATTCTTTATTGCGAGAATGCTATTTTGCCAATTCCATATTAAGTCCAAGGGTCTAAATTGATATTTGCGAGAATGTATGCGAGAATGAGAATTTATGAGCCTCTGGGCCTTGTTCATACTTATGATTTGGTGGCAATTTGCGAGAATGATTTGAAGCCAAAAATTTTTCTGCCTATGGACATGGCTCTATATACTATATATAGGGGGCACGCCGGCACCGCGCCAGGGGCCTAACTCGCACCAACACGTTTTAACAATTGGCCTGCGAGCCTCTGAGCCGGCGTGTTAACAGGCTTTAATAAATGAATTGAATGGCTCTGAGCCTGTTTGGCTTAATCTCGTGACCCGTATCGCGTTCAAATCCTTGCGATGATAGTTTATATGGCTGAGAGGCTCAGAACAGGTTAGGAAATGTTAGATTGAGCCACGGAGCCACTCTGGTACCACAATCATTCTGGCCAGAGCCGGCCCACAGCCACACAGGAATTGGGCCACAATTCTTAACGTAAATTTAACATTTCCTAACTCGCTATATTTTGCCATATTGAAATTTATTGTACATGCTACTTGGCTAACTGCCAGAATATTAAATGTGGTTAACAACCATCAGATTTAACACAGCTTAAGCCTGAGAATTTTCCTATGTTATTTTTTTAGCACCCATAAAATAGCCTGAAAAAAATATGCCAAAAAGTTTCGTGTTTCGTATATTATTTGTATATTTGCATATCGGAAATAACGAACGAAACAACTGAGATTACAAACAAAATTTAACACAAAAAGTTGCTCAAAAGTTTTTCCAGTTCAAATATAATTAGTATATTTGCATAGATAAAATAAGTAATAACAATAAAACATTACAGCAATGAAAGTAAACAGAAATTACCGTTTCGTATTGACGAACATTCCAAACAGTATGTTGGAAACAGAAGAAATAAGAATTGACAACGAGGAAATAACCGGCGAGAGAATGTTTGCCAGTGAGTGCCACTACTATGCCGAGAAAAATATCCTCGAGTGTATCAAGGATGCGGCAAAACGCGACGATTTGCGCGGCTACTACGAACATACTTACTGTATCTACAAAGAGGACAAACCGAAAAAGGAGACAGTAGAGCGTGAAGAGGACGGCAAGAAAATTACCGAAACAAGAGAAATACCTGGCAAGGCAATGCTGGTTGAGGTAATTACAGTAGACGAGAACGGCATAAATATTCGATAAAACGGATTGCCGGTTGTTCCACGACAGTGGGACGCTGGAGCCGTTCGCCCGGGTTGGACGTACAGGAGTTCGACTCTCCTGTTGGGCACAATTGGCGATATTGCCGAGAGAATTAAAATAAACTACAATATGGATGAAAGTACATTCGGTTGGCTCATAGAGTACGAGCAGCAACTCAGAGAAGCTGGGTATGATGAGGAAACAATTGCTCATCTTGTATTAGAAGCAGTTAAATAATTAAAACAGGAGAATTATGACAGCAAGAGAATTTATAAATAATGCGGTTTATATAGTATTTGATGGCACGTCGTATTATGGGCTTTTTGGCTGTGATATAAGAGAAGCACAAGTAGAAGACCCAGATATTGAAATAATAAGTGGCCCATATAGGCAATGGCCTGACGAGAAAATTGAGCAATTAAATAATGAACTTTAAAACAGGAGAATATGAGCAGCAAGAGAACTTACATCGCTACATTCTGGCGTAGCAATCTGCAACTGAAGAATGGCGGCTATTATACGACAAAGGAATTTCAATCTGTGTCGCTTCAAGGAGCAACAAAACAAGCCGAGAGATATGCAGCTAATAATGTGTATGGAGGCATGGCAGTAAAAAGTGTTGAACTAAAACAAGAGAACAGCAATGGAGAATAACAGAAGCAAATTTGAGTCACACGGCTATATTATAAATAGTATAGCCGAAAAGCTGGAAATTCAAATCAGCCAGTCAGGAGATGCGGCTCGTTACCAATCCACAATACGGTGGTCTTCAAGAGGCACGGAAGTAATTCACGGCCGTTGGCAAGAGATACGTTATTCCAAGAGAAATAACAGCCCTTATATAACAATGTTCGGCAAAAGACTTTATTTAACCAACTTTATGCGTAATGATTATGGCAGACGATAGATTTAATTACATGCTGCTTGATCGCCTCCGCTGCGATTGTGAGTACTACCTCGGTTATGGTAACCGTGATGCAAATCACAGCCTTTGGGCTCATGACGAGCAGAAACAAATCGATAAAATGCGAGAGCTTTACGATTTGTTGCCGATAAAGCCTGAATGGCTTACAAGAGAACAAATTGACGCTTATGCGGCTCAGATGGGAGCCAAATAACAACCAACATTTTTTTAACGAAAAAAGTTCTTAAAACGGTGCTCTATATCAAAAATAAGTAGTATATTTGCATATACTTAAAAAGATATGGCGCAAGCCAATAACAGAAATAAAGATACTAACAATTCAAATTACAGTAATATGGTAACAATGAAATTTTCAGCAACCAAGTCAGAAACGTTGTTTTTGACACCGACAATTGCGGCTGAACAAAACAACTCAGAAACAGCAATCCGATTTGCTCTTTGGCATGGTGTGTTCAGCGTAGAGGTAAGCAAGAGCTACAAAACCGTAAAAGCTAAATAACATGGCAAGAAACGAAATGTTTGTAGCAGCTTATAGGCTTGAAGTTGAGGCCACTCGAGAGAATTTGGACAGTATGGAGAACTTCATAGAAGCCATTTCGGATAACGCTATCGTGTCCAACGATGAGGGCCATGTAGCTATCATAGTAGTGTCTTCGGATGCCTTAGGGACAACGAAATTGGCTAATATGGCACTCAAATTCTTTGACAAGGAGGGATATAATATAAGTACTCTCGGACTCTTAGGGCCGTTTAAGAAACTCAATTGATATTTTTTAACATAAAACTTGGAAAAAAGTTCCCAAAGCAGCTCAATAATTCAAAAAAACATAGTATATTTGCAATATCAAAATTAAACAATAACATTTTAATAACAATTCAAAATTTACAGCATTATGACAACAAAGAAATTTTCGCAGATGACAACGAAGAAGCTGAATGCTCTTTTGGCAACAGCGAGTGATGAAGACAAGAAGGCTATCGAAGCCGTACTCGCAGCTCGTGAACAGGCTCAGGCCCCCGCTGCTCCTGCAGCTCTTGGGACAACCGCAGAAGAGACTCCTGCAAGTGAAGAAGAAACTCAGCTCAGCCCTGAGGAAGAAGCAGCTATTAAGGCAGCTGAAGAGAATGGCGGGCTCAACCCGCTTTACAATGGCAGCAAGGCAACTCAGGAGAAAAAGCCAAAGATGACCGATGAGGACCGTCATGCACTGGCCGAAGAGCTGAAGAAGAACGTTAACCACCGTTGTCAGGCAGTTCCTTTCAACACCGCAGAATGGGTTGACGGCTATATCGCCGGAGTGATTGAAGAGAAGCGCAGCAATAAGGTACTCTATGCAATCAAGACAGACGACGGACGCCGCATCGTTAAGGTACATGACAGCAATCTTGTTCGTATTCTGGACGAAGTTGTTGAGCCGGAGAAGAAAGCCCGTGCTCGCAAAGCAAAAGACCCGGCAGACAAAATTGAATGGACACCGGAAGCAATTGCCGAAGAGGTTAACGAAGTTATCGGCAATGTAGGTAAACCGGTAGAACTTGAGAAATACCGTACTACAGACGAAAACGGTGAAGAGCACATTGAAATGGTAGTTGGCCGTATTGTGGCAATTGTGCCTGACAAACGAGCTCAGCGCTTGCTCTACCGCATTTCAGTTCCGGCTCCTATCGAAGGCAATCCGCTTGCAACAAAGACTATGCACAAGGTTGTGAAAGCTGAGGGCATTAAGATTGCCGAAGAGTTCGACGAAGAAGGCGCACAGCTCAATGCCAAGTATCTGGAGCGCCGTGAGGCAGCAGCAGCCCGCACTCCGCTTACTCCTCAGGACCGCGTAATTCGCTGCGAGGAGAATGTGAAGAAGGCAGAGGAGAAGCTGCAGAAAGCTCAGGAAGAGCTGGAAGCCAAAAAGAAGCAGCTTGAGGATGCAAAGAAGGAGCTGGATGAATATTTCGCCGGTCAGGCAAATGGAGAAACTGCCGAAGCTCCTGCTGAGACTACAGCCGAAGAGGAGTCACTTGCATAACACAGCCACCTGACTCCGTTTCTCCCATGGAGCCGTCTCGAAAGAGGCGGCTCTTTTTTTGCTGCATATCTAAGTATGCAGCTATTTTTGTATTATTGTGATTTATGTTAAAATATGTAAACTCATAGAAACATGCTTCTTTCGCGTTCTAGGACACTTTTAGGCTTTAGGTGTACCATAATATGGGTTAACTCAATTTGACGCGATAGAGGCCAAAAGAAGTGTATCTATCAATGTATTTTTATAAAGCCTATAATATGAATTGAGGCATGGACTTTCCTGAGCTTTAAGCCACCAAGCAGTTATATAAATAGCTGTTAAATTTATGGCTAAAAAGTTGACTCATTTTCTTGGCTTCTAGGACACTTTTATTTGAGAATAATAGTAAATTAAATCTATAAAAAGAAATGAGGAGAGAATGAACGAGAATAATGAAATTTCATATATTTTCGAGGCATTTAGAGCTCTATATTTTTATTTTGAAGCCGCAATAAACCAGTGAAAAATTTTTATGTTAAAGTCTGTAAAACAGTAATTTATATCAAGATTATTTTGTACTTTAGCCTATAAAAGAACAAAAGTGAAACTGTTAAAAAATGTTACACACTAGAATACATAAAAGCCGCATGGCCATTATGATTAAACAGCTTATGCCTGAATGTACAAGCTGTGTAGCCCGCGTGCACAGTGGACTATGCAGCAATTGTCCACATTGGACTCCGAGTGTGGTACAGGAGTTAACAGAGGAAATGGCCGAGAGAATATCCGCCACAATTGGACAGGAGAATATCACAAGGCCCCAACGAGAGAAATGTTGAACAAAAATAAATAATTGCAATATGGAAATAAATGAACAAGAGAATACCCAAGAGGTACAGCAAGAGAATTTGCTTGATGGCTCTCAGTCAGTTCAAGCAATGCAAGAAGGAAATGAACTGCCAACAGTTGTTCAATTAGTTCAGCCTCAAGCTGCTTTAGATGAAATAGCGGAGCTTGAGAAGAAATATCGTGAAACTATAGAACGGGAGAATAAATGAGCAATTTTGTTTTAGATTACAGCAAAAAGCAGACTTTGCAAATATCAAATGATGCTTTTTGCTTTTTGTATTATGGCGAAGAGCCATTAGACGAAGACAATTTGGAAGAAGCCAATGAGGTATCTGAAATGTTTTCCAATAATTTTTATATAGAAGATGATTGGAAAGCGGTTGATGACTCAGACCTTATAGAATGCACCTTTGTTCCGTATGTTGAAGACCAAGCCGATTATGATGAATATGAGGACCTTACTAAATATATTCAGCAGCAAATAAAATGGCTTGATGCAAATCATATTAGAGTATGGTGGTTTAATAACCAAACTGGAACGAGAGAATTACGCGGTGATTTTAAGGTTTATACCAATAAATATGGCCTTAAGTGTTTTCATACAGGCAATCAAGATGAGGATTTTGCGACAGGAAAAATGAGCTTGTATTTTTTGAAGAATTTCAAAAAGCGTGTAGCTTAACAAGTGAACGAGAGAAATATAAGGCAGACTACAGAAAAGTAGTCTGCCTTTTTTACATTAAGCTTTCATCTTCTTCTATAACGAGAGAATAACCGACTCCTCGTATGGTTTCTATAGCTACTCGGTTATCCATTTTAAGCATATTTCGCAGCATGCATATATGGACATCTAAGCTACGTTTATTAAAGTAGTTATCATCAGTCCATACTTGTTGCATAAGTATTTTCTTGGGTAATGTTTCGTTTTTATAGGCACATAATAAAGCAAGAACTTGGCTTTGTTTATTATTAAGCTGTGTTTTTACATTGCCTATAGTAAGAATTTTATCTACTGTATTAAACAGGTAATCGCCTATCTCATAAGATGGCTCTATACTTCTTACTCGCACGCCACATCTTTTTAGAACGGCTTTTATTCTTCTTATAAGCTCTTCAATGTTATATGGCCTTATAACGTAATCATCTGCACCTTCATCGAATGCTTCAATAACATACTCATATCGGGCCTTGTCTGATACCATTATTACTGGTATTTTATCATCTGATTTGCGCAAAAATTTTAATGGCTTTAGCCTCATAGAGGCATCTGTTGTTTTATAATGGCTTAATATGCATAAGTCATAATTCTTTTCTCTGATTTTGATTAGTATATCATTCTCAGTTGAGGTTATTACTTGAAAGCCGTTATACACCAAATAATCTACCAGGATTTTACAGTCTTCATCTTGATAGATTAAAATTCTTGGCAATGCTAATTTAGTGTTATTACTTTTCATACCATTTCTTTAATTTTGTTTTGCAAATCGTTATATAGAACTTCATACCAAAATGGATTAAGCCTTAACAGGTCAAAGTATGAATATACGCCTTTTTGGTATATTAAAGAAGCATATTTAAGCTCTTTGTCCGCTCTTTTTTTAAGATGCTCATGATAGAACTTTATGGACTGGTCCACATTTACCAAGAATGGTGATTTATGCTCCATAAGAACTTTCTGCTCTGTATTTTGAGCAAAGTAGTATGGGATATTCGGCATTGCCCAGAAAGTTAATCCAGCACCATATTCCTCACTTGCTTTATATAAAAAGCCAGGGCATGGGCGAATTGAGTCAGGATATAAGCTTTTACATATTCTTAGCCTACGTGGAATAAAAGGATTAAGTAAAGTAGTTAATCGCTTGTTTATATAAGTTGAGTATTTATCAACCATTCTTGTGTGTTCTTTAACAAGTGATGAAACTAACAGCTTAATCCTTTCATTTCCTATAGGGTCACTCAGGCGTATATATTCTTGCCTGAAAGCTTCACGCTGAATACGTATTCTATCTTCTTTAAGCCGTTGAGACTTTTTCCTTTTAGCTTCTATGCTAGCCATTGCAGCTCTGCGCTGTCCCTCAGGTCCAAATAGTTTTACACCTCGGCAATTGTTTGGACCTAAGCCTGTCCATGACATTTTATCTCCATATCTAGCTTCAATCTCTCTGTTTTCCTGCTCTTCTTCAGATAATTCAACATGCTCTTCTTCCAAGGTAATTTTTTCAATTGCCTCAGATTGAGCCTCTTGAATATCCTCATCATCGCTTTTAATTTCATCGAGAAATTCAAAGAGTTCCTTTTCAGTTAAGTCTCCATATTGCTTAATATCTTCCATGCCACTTAAATAATGACTTGATTATATCTTTTCCAGCTTGCTTGTTAAGCAATCCAAAATATGCAATTGCAAGCATGAGTCTTGCTATTTTATGCAATACCCAGGCCAATAGATATATAGGGAAATAAAGCACACCTACACATCTCCATAAAAATTTAAGCACCTTTTTCATCTTCTTCCTTTTTAGCCATTATTGTTTTTACTTTTTCTCCCTCTTCTGCTTGCTTTAATTCAACATAAGTCCTATGAAAAGCTTCATCACCTATTCCTTTAATAAAAGTTCTAAGTGTAGAAGGATATTCGCTTGTATTTATAGTCTTATCGACTACTTTCGCATAAAGAGCGGCAAGAGCTTTAGGCCCAAATACCTTTTTCTCTTGTAATCTTTCAATGGGACCTCTTTTGAATTGAACATCTGGATGTTCATTCATAATCTTCGTACGAGTTAAGTACAAGTCCTTAATCAAAGCCTCAATATGCTTTTCAAACTGAGGCATTTGAATAATATCAATAACTTTCAAATCTTCCAGCTTCATTTTTATAAGTTTTTAAGTTGTTGTTTATAATACTTTTCTTGCATATCAAAGTGTCTCTTATATATATGCAAATCATGAGCAAAATGATAATAAGTGCCTATTGGCACACCGAGCTCATCTGCAACTAATTGTTGAAGCTTTGTCCAGCAGTATTGATCATTGCAAAAGCCATAAACCAAATCGTTGCTTCGCATAGTTACGCACATATCAAGAGTTCCTATTTGAGGCTTAATATCAAATCCGACTGATAATGTACAAGGCGTATCATACTTATAGTCATCTTTTTCTTTGCCATCAAATATAGTAAACCAAGCTTGACGAGTATCTTTATTCTCTTTAAGCTGTTTAATGCACTTTGCCAATTGGTGATTGCGAGTCCACTGCCATCCGTAATTAGAATTGACAATGTTATCTCCACCATGCATTTTATCCCACATAGGAGCATGTTTTTTAATTTCAGCTACACTCCTATCTCCAGACATATACCAGGCATATTCGCGCTCTGCATATCGTTCGCTGAATTTACGCCATTCTGTTGTTATGACACGTTGCTGAGGATTAAGTAAATAAAAACCAACATTGTAAACAGCTTTTGTTCCAACGTTAGTATTTACTCCTTGGCCCATTATAAAACCATATAAATCCTCAAAGGCTTCTGTTGCATTTTTATAAGCTATATTCATAACTATTTTACCCAAATTTGTTTAACACTCCAATCGTATCTTTGCCGAGATATTTTAAAAGTCTCAGCCTGTTTGTAGGTATTAAAGTATCTTAGTAATTTACCTACTGAGTCAAATACTCCATATTGCATTTTTCCCATACTAATCCCATCCTCCTATATTATACATCGATAACTCACCATCTTTAGGTGTTGTATTTCTAATAGCGTCAAGTAACTTTTTCTTTGATTCTCTACAGAGGTTATAGCCATAACCCTTATACCGGTATGAGCGCTCCCAAGTAGATATTGGAAAAGGAATTTTGTTGTCTAGTACTAAGCGCTTTTGATGCAAGTGCTCAAAAAAATCTCTATGATATAGTAGCATATATTCCCAATGCCATTTATCATCGCTGTCATCAAAAGGAAAATCTTCATTCTCATCAGTGGGCATACTAGCCACATTATCAGGAACTATCTCCTTGTAATATGCAAACTTAGTAATGGTAAAGTCGAAATTATTCAGAATATCTTCAGGCGTTCCAAATACTGATTCAATAAGTTCTACCCACATAGAACTGCCTTTTTCTTGAAAGGCACAAGCCTTGTTATTTCTATATTTAAAAGTCCATGTGCCCTCTTTAACTAAGCTATTAAAGTGTGCAACAGCCTCATCAAAATCAGATTGATTGTGAAAGAAAATATCTACATCTTTCACTTTTTCTCTTGAGAGAATGTTCTTAAAACAACCGCCAGCTATAAAGCCTTTATGACCTTGCATATATTGGTCTAAAAATCTGAGAAACCAAAAGTTTTCAGGTATATTTTTTATATATTTATTCTCCATATTATTCGCAGCATCTGCTATTTTTTCTTTGTCTGTCATTTTACCACTTTATTAGTATTACTGTTATAAACTTTAAATAATATCTCTTCTGCTTCTTCATTCATAGAATTGCAAATACTTATTGCTTCTTCTATAGATAAGCCTGTAAGTTCTTCGTCGTTATCGTCAAATGCTATTTCGCCAGTAATTACTCTTATTTCAAATGAATTAGCTGATACAAAAGCTTTGGTAGCATCAAGGGCTTGTATACAAATATAGTGTACTGCATCCCAGTATATATAAGACAAAGCGCTTGTATCTTTTAATATATCGATATAAAGCTCTCTCAACTTTTCTGGCTTAAACCATCCATGCTCATCCATTCGCCTATATTCAGCAAGCCATCTACTATACCCGTTTGTGGCCTTAAATCTGTTGGCATAAACAGCCACAAATCTAAGAAATTGGTCTGTATAAATGACTTGTGGAATTTCAACTGTTTTCTTTTTGAGCTGTTTCATGTGCTTAAAGTTTATATATTCTCGCGCGTTCTAGAGCACGCTTATTATTCCATTATTATTCAATCATTCATGTACTTAAAGCGCGATATTGCGCGCGAGAATAATGTGAAAATCAATCCTTAGTATGACCCAGTGGACCCGAGTGCTCCATCGCCACGCTCAGATTGCCTGCTAAAAAGCTCTGATTCAGGAACTTCTTCAAGTGCTTCATAAGACACAGGCACAAGAATAAATTGTGCTATTTTCATACCTGGCTTAATATGCACCTTAGCTCTACCCACATTTATGATATGTATGTGAATTTCACCTTGGTAGTCTTCATCTACAATCTTTGCACCGAGTATAACAATGCTTTCAAATGCTTCTGCTTTCGGCGTTCTACCAGCGCCAAGGCAAGCCCATTTAGAAGTTACAACTCCTGACTTGTCAGCTGCCATAAGCATATATCCTTCTGGAATTTCCATTTTAATACCTGATGGTATTAAAACATCAGTTCCTGGATTTACGATAAAACCTTTGTTACTGCCGAAGTTAGGAACGAAAAAATCAATTCCTGCTGCTTTACCAGTCCCTCTTGTTGGAGACTTTACACTTCTTACTTTTGAATATCTCATATTAGTATTTTAACGTTAAGATGTGAATAAGATTTTGCATATACTCATAGTCTTTAGTTCTGCCAAGTTTCATCTTGTCTATAAGTGCGTATTCTACTTTTTGCACACCTATTTTATGATATTTTGCGCGCTTTTCATCTTGCAATGAAAGGTTTACTTCCATGCTAAAGATAGTATCATAGTCTTGTGTGTTGTCTATGATGGCATTAATCTTAACGCCGTCTATGAAAAAAGAATAGCACAAGTCTTTATAATTATCATTATTAAGGCCTGCTAAAAACTGAAGTTCTGAAAGCTTATTTCTCTGTTCTTCTGTAAGATGAAAGACTTTTATGTCGACATCTTGTGGGGCGAAATTAGATGGAACTCCAAGTAAGGCTAAAGCAACAGTACCTGTCACTATATACTCGATTTTATTTGCGTTGCAAAAATCATCGAGTTTGAATAAAGCTTCTTTTATATTCATATCTTATTACATTAAATCGTCATCAAATAGAGTTGGTTTTTCTACTGGAGCTTTAGGAGCTTTTACGTCTCCGGGTTTACGCTTCAATACCCAAAGAGTATTACGTGAAGCATCCGGGAACATAGGAGCCATGATATTGGCAATGAGATTTGAGTCGTAATAACTCTTAAGAGCTTCAAACATCTTCTTTTGCCAATCATTCATGAGAGGCTTATAGTCTTTAGTCGAAGCAAATGTACCGAACTTCTTTACTATGTTGAAGTGTTTCAGCAATATGCCTTCAAGCTCCCAATGGTCAAACTCTTGCACATCAACTCCGCGGCCATCGCCTGAGTCATAAGTATGATTACCAGCTGCTCCTACAGATGGGTCATAGTTTGGAGTTGAAAGGTAATAAGTAGCGTTATTATTGCCACAAGCCTTAAAGTTCTCCAAAAATGCATCTGCATTCTGTTTGCCAACATGCTCAAGCACTTCAAAAGCACAGACTTTGTCAGCATTAAACTTGCTGAAATCCATGTAGTTTTTAGCAAGGTCAGCAACATAGAAATGAGCCCAAGGTACATTGGCATACTTCTCAGCTGCTTCTTGAATTGTTTTTTCGCGAATATCGATACCGATATATTCTTTCTGCTTAAACTTGTTTCTGTATAATACCTCAAGCAAGTTAGCAGCTCCACAGCCAAAATCAACAATGGACTCGCCAATCTTAGCTTCTTTCAAGATATGAGTCCATCGCAGATAATGTGCAAATTGGTCTCTGTGAAATACATGACGCTCAAAGGCCTGGTCAGGTCTGAGGTCTGTTGTGTTGTAAACTTTTGCCATAATTATTGTTTAATAAAATTTATGTTGTCAGATGAATAATACACAGTATTTGTGCTTTTTACTCTATAAATAGCATTGTTAGATAATTTGCATTCTATAATACGGTGTGAAGTACAATAGGCATTACCCCATGCTTCTACTGTGGCATTGTCGCATGCTTCTACTGTGGCATTGACCCATGCTTACACTGTGGCATTTACACATG